CAGCGCCTCGATCTGCGCCTCCAGGCGGGCAAACGACAGGTGCGCCTGACTGTCACCCCGAAACCGCTGCATACGCCAGTGGCGCATGGATCCCTGCCGTAGCCACACCAGGCGTTTCGTGCGGTTGCCGATGGCCCCGGCGCGGATGTAGTGATCCTGGCCCCAGGCCGAGCCATCGAGGGAGTAGCTGGTGCTGATCTGCGGGTCCAGCCCCAGCGCCACGCGGCCCGTGAGCGCCACCAGTTCCAGTTCGTGGAACAGGGCGCCGCTGCCGGCGTTGTAGACGATGATCGTGCCGAACTCCCAGCGCACCGTCTGGCCCCAATGGTCGCTGCGCGCGTCCACGAAGTGCCCGATGGCCGATGACGACGGGTCGCCGATACACCATTGGTTATAGGCCCAGACGAAGTTGCGCGCCCGGTACTGCGCGAAGCCCGTGAGCGTGGTGGTCAGGGTCGTCCAGATCGGCTGTTTCAGCGCCTCGGAAGCCGCGAGGTCGAACACCACCGTGCGGTCAGGCAGATGGACGTACAGCAGTTGGTGGTTCTTGTCATTGCGGGCTTCGAGCTTCACCCGCGACAGTTGCGACTCGGTGTAGGTCAGCAATAGGCGGTCAATCTCGTCGGTGCTGATCTTCTGCGCCGTGGCATTGGCGGCCATGTAGATGCCGGGGGCCTCGTTTCGGCCGGAGCCCATGAAGGCGATCATCTCGTTGAAGACGCAGCACGCAAAGGTGCCGATGGCGCCCTTCTGGATCTGCGCGCCGTCGATGCGCCCGAAGGGGAACAGGTCACCGCCCACGTTGTCGAACACCTCGATGGTGTGCCGGTTCAGCGCATAGACCTCGTTGCGCAGCTTCAGCAGGGCCACCACCGGGTCAGGGTCCACCTCGGATGAACCGTACTTCAGGGGGTTGACCTGCGTCGGGTCGCTCAGCTCGGTGACCACCAGGAACTCGCCGTCCGTGACCATGAAATAGCCGTCAACCCACACCACATCGACCAGCACCGTGCCCAGGTCCGGGTCCGTCACCTGCGTGAGCGTGGCGCCATTCCAGTAGTACAACCGGCCACCGGACACGACGGCCAGGCGGTCGAACGAGTAGTCGAACGCGACCAGTTCATCCACGGGGCCGCCCACATCGCCCAATTCGGTGACGGCGCCATTGCTGGCAATGCTCACCAGCTTGGTGCCCATGACGCGATAGAGCGTGTTGCGCCACTCGATGCCGCCCCGGTCAGTGCCTGGGCCGGTGCCATCGCTCACGATCCCGTCAGCCGGCCGCAGGTAGGCATCGCTGATGCCGCTGCCCTTGGGCGTGACGAAGAAGTTGACCGGGTAGGCCGTGCGCAGGTCAGGGCCGTTGTCTGTGTAGATGCCGCTGACGATTGGGATTTGCATGTCAGCAGTTCCACGCCTTGAGCGACAAGGCCTTCCTGGTTGGTCGGCCCTTCTCGTCCTTCATGGGTCCAGGAACCCCCGACATGCGGGCGCAGAAGGACTTGCGCCGTGCGGCGTCCTTCTCGGTTTTCGGGTTCGGCGCAGGGGGCTTCAGGTTCATGCCTTGGGCCTTGGCAGAGGCGCGTCCCTTGGCATTCAGGCCGCCCTTGGGGTTCTGGCCTTCCTTGCGCGTCCAGGCGGGTGTCTTAGACATCATGCCTCAAATCGTCACGTTGCCACTGGGCATCGGCGCCGGCGCAGGGCCAGGAGCGGGGCCAGGAGCGGGGCCAGGATTAGGTGGCAACTGATAGTCAACCCACTGCGTTTCACTCTGGCTCCATTTCCACACATAGCCCTCGACCGGCGCAGGCTCCACAGGCCGCACCACCCACCCAGGCGGGCACCACCAGACCGTTTCCTCACCGGGTCCAGGCACAGGAGGCTCAGGCACCTCCACCCAGCCGGGTGTGCCGTCCGTCTGCGGCTTCGGGATGGATCCGTTTTTGCTGTAGAGCGTCATAGCGTCGGGAAGGCTGCGGTGGGTGTAGAGGTCGTGCGGGCGTATCCGTTGGTGATGCGGACATCCTGCAAGTAGCCGTTCAGCACCGAACCAGCCACGCGGTCAGCGCCGACATACATCGTGCTGGTCTGGTTGAAGTTGTCGTTCACCGCACCCGCGCTGGTGGCGTCAGTGGCTCCATCTAGAATGACCCGCAGGTTGCCCGATGCCGTGCCAGACCGAACCACAGCAAAGTAGTACCAAGTGCCGGATGCCAGCGAGGTAGCGCCCGTCAGTTGCGTGGCGGTGTAGCTGAACTGAAGTTTGTTGCCAGAGGTGACGTTGACCGACCAGCCCGTAGTGGCCGTGCCCTTGCTCACCAGCCCGTAGGCCACGCCCGTAGCGTTGAGGTACACCCAGCCTTCGATGGTGAAGTCGCCTGTGCCAATGCGCAGTTCTGGCTTGTCAATGACGGTCACATAGTCGCCCGTGCCATCAAACGACATGCTGGTCGGAGACCACTTCGCCTGCGTGGTGCTGACCTGAGCATTGCCCACGGTCTGACCATCGTTGATCGTGGCCGCGTCAAAGATGCCTGCGTTGGTGAAGTTCAGCAGCAGGCTGGTGTTTGTGATGGCGGTGAGTGGGGAGGTGGGTACTGTCAGCGTTGTTTGCGTCGGGTCGTAGACTGCGGTGCCTTTAGCGATGCGCAAATTAGACAGGTAGCCTGTTATGTAATTTGCTATAGCGTCTCTGCCAATTCGATTTTCCGTGGATGAAACAAAATTGGTTGAGTTGGTCGCAGTTGCTACTCTTGTGCCGTTATTGAACAAAGACAGCGTAGTGCCAGAACGCACTGCAACAATATGCGACCACTGATTGATTACAAAATTGTTTGCGTCTGTGATTAGGTAAGTGACACCAGAATGCGCAACACTTAACTTGCCTGAATTAAACGTCACTGATAGACCGTTGCTTGTGCCTTCAAAAAGTGAAGAATTGCCTACTGCTGCGCTGGCATAAAACCAGCATTCAAACGTGAAATCCCCTGTGCCTGGGTTTAGCGCCGTATTAAGCGGCGGAACAAGAAAATCCCCCGTCCCATCAAAATACCCACTGCCCCCATACGAGGCCGTGCTGTAAGACGCTGGCGGGTTGAACGGCGCGAACTTGCTGATGCGCGCGTCACCATTCACCGTGATGGCAAAGGCGTTGGTGCTGTTGTCTTTGAAGCGGTTGTCCTGCAAGCACAGCAGGGAGGTGTTGGTGATGGCCGTCAGCGGGGTGGTGGAAGGTGTGAAGTTGGCGGTGTAGACAGCGGTGCCTTTGACTACGCGAGCGTTGCTGATGTAGCCGTTGAAATAATACCCAGTAGCTTGCCCTGCGTGATAACCAATCAGCAGTGCTTTACCACCATCTGTAATAGTTGCCGTTTGGGTGGCAGAGGCAACACTAACTCCGTTTTGATACAAAGTCAGAGTAGTGCCGTTTTTGACAAACGCCAAGTGCGCCCATGTATTTGTTGGTAGCAAAGTATTTGATGTAATTGATTGGATTGACGATGTACCGTTTCCGCTTCCAATATAACAAATTATAAATCCACTGCCGTTTAGAGATATGTCGTAGGACGGGTATGAGGAAGCAACAAGTCCATCTTTATTTATGATGGTTGAGTTCGCGTTTGAACCCGACCAAAATACCCATGCTTCAATCGTGAAGTCGCCGCTAGACAGATTTAACGCTGTCGCAGATGCAACGCTTAGGTTGTCGCCGTTTCCATCAAAATACCCGCTCCAGTAGCCACTGGGCATGTACGGGTTGAACGACCCCTGCGTGGTGTCGCCGTTGCGGGTGATGCTGAAATTGTTGGTGCTGCTGTCGAGGAACGTGTTGTTCTGAGCGCCGTTCGTTGCGCTGGTGTTCAGCAGCAGGGGGACGTACTCGAAAAAGGGATCGGTGGCCGGCGCAGGGGTTGCCGCAGCCGGCTTAAAAAAGCGACTCCGACTTGTCGAGCGCGTCACCGGAAACATCAGTACCCCTCGCCGGCCATGATGTGAAGCGATCCGCCACCAGCCGGGGCGATGTACGCCACCACGTTCTGGTCTTGCGCTTTCGACAGAACGATCTGCGTGGATGGCAAAACGGGGTAATCGGCAGTCGTGGCCGTTGCCGAGCCTTCGCCCACGCGCACGTAGGCCACCACCGTTGAACTCAGATTGGTGATGGCCAGCGCCTTGCTGCCACCGCCCACCGTGCTGGATGCGGACGCTACGCCTGGCGACACCGTAACGCCGCTGCCGTAGGCCGGGTTGAATGCTGCTTGGACTGCCATGTGTGCCTCGTCAGGAAATGCGATACCAGGAATTGGTCGGCTGATAGAACCGGAGCCGGAAGAAAGCATTGGCCGCCAGCGTGGTAGGCGCACCAAACGCCGCAGTCGCGCCATTGAGCCCCACGGCAAACGTAGTGATGGTCTGCGTGGTCGTCACCAGAATCTCAGTGCCGTCAGGCGTCGATGTGTTCAATGGCAGCGTCACGGTGCCGGCGGCCAGCGTGCCGGCAGGTTGCAGCAGAATCCACTGCTGCTCGCTGATCGGCGTGGGCGCCGCGATGTTGAAGCCCGTGGAGGGAACGTACAGGTTCACCGCCACCGTAGGCGATGCGAACTGCTGCTGGAAGTAGGACAGCAGGGCCGACATCGGCAGGCGCCGTGCGTCCCCGTTGTTCGGGCTGTAGACCGGCAGTTGGTCGCCTGCGGAAACCTGCGTCAGCAGCGGGAGTTGATTGATCGTCGGCATGTGCGCCTCTCAGAATTCAAGTTGGCCGTCACGGCCCGCCAGGATGGGTTCTTCGGGGTTGTCCACGAACGGATCATCGTAGGCCTTGGCACCGGCACCACGCGGCATGGACGCGGGCAGTTGCATCTCCATCGGCATGGCCGCCCGCGAAAGCAGCGTGTCATAGGTGCGCTTGGCCGTGGCCTTGGTGTCGGGCGATACCGTCTTGCCGTAGCTGGGTGCCAGCTTGATGCCCAGGTTCGTGATGAT